ATGCCATACTGTTCTGAACAAAAAATGAGCGAGTGATCAGTGTGAAAAGCGAAGAACTGGCGCAGTTGCGCTATCAGGAAATGTGCAGGATTGTAGGTGATGTCGTGTTTGCGATGGTTGCGGAGGGGCATGAGACTAAGCGAGTGGCTATAGCTGACGTGATACGAACTGAGTTAGCGAAGGGGCTGGATAAGTGGGATATTGACCAGATTCAAGTTATGGAGTTGGCGGTGAAGCTGCTGGAAGAGTAGGTATCTGGGTGGGAAAAAGTGGCGGGCAGATGGATGAAATAGCGATATGTTGTCTTAATTATCAATGAGTTACATTTGCTGGCGAATGGTTGACGTAGGGATCTGCAGGCAGTAAAAACCCGGCGCCGTGGCCGGGTTACGGTTTTTTCATATAGAGATTAATCAAAAAAGTAATCACTGGCATTGCGACAGAAAAGAGAAGAATGGTTAAAAACCAGACTTTCAATGAATCTGCTGTTGGCTTTTTAGATAAAGCAGTGTCTATTTCAACGGTTTTTTGCAGCAAAACAGAAACATCCGTTTTTATTGAAGCGTAATTTTTATTTAGTTCACGGATGTCAGCTCTTGCTTCTGCGAGATTTGTTTTGATGTTTTCAACGTCAGCTTCAAGCTTCGCTACTCTAGCCTCAAGCATGTTACCCCCGCCATTTCCACCACCATGCCGTGAGTATGCATCATCAGTGAAGTGGTGTCCAATTTGGCGAGAGATGTCTTGATTTGGACGAAGCTGAGTAACGGTGTTATTGGAACTCATTGCGAACCACTCCAGCACGCTTAATATCGAAAAAAGAGCTTTTCACATCAATGATTTCTTTGGTGTCTGGATTAACCAGTGACGCTCTAACTTCAAATATTCCAGGGTTAATAATTTCAACCTTAGGAAACGTTGTTTTCATGGATGCCGACACAACAGTTTCTCCATCACCAGCTTCTGCAACGGTGAAAAACATAGGGTTTGAAAATTTCTTTGTATCAATTGGAATTGGTGTCTCATTGTCATTGAACACCTCGATGCCAACGGAGTATTTCTTGGCTGCTCTAAGACCGATAAAAAAAATACCGAATGACAAATCCACTTCATGTGAGTCTTTTGCCATCTCATAGATAAGGACTGGGGTTCCTGATTTGCTGCCATCTATCGCGATCGGGATAACATAAGAAATACGTTCCTTAATCATTTGTATATCACCCAAACATCCCTTATCCATCATCACCCAAATATCTCATCAGGCCACTGGCTGGCTACCACAACATGGCAGACCAGAACATACGACCAATGACCTCGACATTACTAAGCTCAACTTCTTCAGGTGGATGCTCTTCACTGTTAAAACTCCTGATGCTCAGTTTGTCAGGCCCTGTGCGATACAGTAATTTCAATCTTTTCCATCCATCCTGATTAATCGCGTACACTTTCCCATCAACAATGCGTTTATCCAGGGTATTTATTGCCACGGTAGCGCCATCGGGAATGAATGGCTCCATGCTGTCTCCTTTTGCCGGGAAACAGATTACCCCTGAACCATCGGTATTCGCTCCAATGCGTCGTAAGGTTGATTTTGAGAATCTAAGCTTAAATCCGTTATGGTCTTCATCCATTACCCGTCCATCTCCACAGGCAAACTCAATATCCTTAAGGAAAGGCACTTCCACCTCATCATTCTTGAGAGGTGTTTTACTATCCCATGATTCAACCACCCCACACTTATTTTCCGGTGGTATTTCATCATCATGACGAATGAAATCACTATGTCCAAGAAGGTATGCGACATCACATCCAAGCGCTGCAGCAAGCTCCGGTAAATACCTTGGCCTTTTCGTCTTGCCATCTTCAACTTGCTGTATTGCCTGCTGGGATGTTTTTGCACGTACAGCAAGCTCGGCCTGTGTTAAGCCAAGCTCCGCCCTTCTGAGTTTGACCCTTTCCGCAATGCTCATAAAAACCTCGTTATTTATACCTCCATATTTACAAGAAACACGGTATTTGACAAACAAAGTAGTTTGACAATATAATACAAATTAGTTTGTAAGGAGGTCACATGGAAACACTTTCTTCCCGAATCAAGCAGAAGCGAATAGAACTTAATCTCACCCAGGCTCAACTGGCTGAGTTATCAGGTACTAAGCAGCAAACAATTCAGCAGGTCGAGTCTGGTTTGACAAAACGTCCTCGCTTTCTTGTTGAACTTGCTCAGGCGCTGAACGTTACCCCGCTTTGGTTGCTGTACGGGAACCGCAAAAAATCATCTTAAGTAACACCACTCACAACGGACAATCGTCCTACGTCGCTGAAAAGCGAACTCCAGATAACAAATCAACCACAGGTTTATGCGCCAGTGCGCATAGCCACAACTAATTATTAACTACAGGAAATACTAAGTAATGGAACTCACAAATCACAGCAAAAAGATACGCGAAGTGGAAACAGAGCTTCGCGCCCGACTCGTATCAATGGGGCAGACAAATTTCGCAAAGATGGCGGGATGGTCTGATTCAAAAGTAAGCCGCCTGAACATTCAGGATATGGCGGTGACGTTCGTTCTTCTGGAGAAGGTATGGGAGACGAGCTTAATCAGGGAAGTAGCAAGGCAGGCAGTGGAAGCTGTGATGCCGGGAAATAAAAAACGCCCGGCGTGCAAGACCGGGCGTTCTGAGCAAATCGATATGCAATTCTGACGGAATTACTGGATCAATCCACAGGAGTAATTATGCCAAAAACAACTCAGTCCTGACCAGGACAAATTACACAAAAACATACTACGTGATCGGTTCTTATCCAGCTTCAAACAGCCTGGTCGATTTCGGGCTGAGTTGGAGAAAGTGAAGCTAATACTGAAGAGGAAAGGTCATGAGTAACATATCCAATCTAGCCGAAGCCAGAGAGGCCAGAAGGCTCCAGAAGCCGCGTACAAATGGCGGTAAGGGGTTTGCCTTGATTCACCGCCAATTCATGTATAGCAAGCTATACAAGGATTCTCAGGCTGTGCATCTTTTCCTGCATCTGATACTGAAAGCCAATCACTCTCCGGCAGTCGTAAATACCGACATTGGTGAGATGTTGGTTGAGCGAGGACAGCTAATTACCGGACGGCCAAAACTGGTAAGTGAAACATTCATCCCGGATAACAAAGTAAAAAGTTTGCTTCGTTCTTTTGAAGGGAATGGAATGATTCGTATCGAGTCGAAAGGGAGAAAATTCAGCCTGATAACAGTGTTGAAATATGATGATTTTCAGGCTCCAAATTGTCCAACGGATGTCCAACGGATGTCCAACGCAAACACCAGTAATGACGCGGCTCACAGCAAATGTTGTCCAACGGATGTCCAACGATTGTCCATAAACAATAATATAAATAATATCTCTAATACTAACGTATTAGAGAGTACCGCAGCAGACGAAAATCCTGACAAGAAAAAATCAGCTCTCAGTTGTCAGGATGTTGTCGATGCTTACCACGAATTACTTCCTGAAGCTTCCAGGGTTCGCGCACTGAATGACAAACGTAAAAACCAGATCCGAACTTTCTGGCGAAAAGCCGGAGTGATAACCCGCCAGCTTGATGGTCATGGGTTCACGATGCAGGACTGGAGAAATTATTTGAGTTACGTAGGCGAAAATTGCCGATGGATGTTCGAAGAGCGTCAAAACCATCAACGCGGAACCGTCTGGCACAAAAAGGGATTTGATTTCCTGCTTAACGATAATACCTACCTGAAAGTTCGTGAGGGTGAACACGATGACCGATAATTTTTACGCGCCGCCACATAGCATCGAGGCGGAGCAGGCGGTGATTGGTGGATTGCTTCTGGATGATGACAGCAGTGAGCGCGTCCAGAAAGTTCTGGCGATGCTGAAGCCTGATTCATTTTACAGCCGACCACACAAAATCCTTTTCGAAGAAATAACCAGAATGCACCGGGAGCAAAAGCCAGTAGATGGCCTGACGCTTTTCGATGAACTGGAGCGTAAATCGTTAACGGTGTCAGTTGGCGGTTTTGCTTATATCGCTGATATCGCAAAGAACACGCCAAGCGCAGCAAACATCGTTGCCTATGCAATGCAGGTTCGCGAAACCGCAATGGAACGCTACGCCATCAACCGCATGACTGAAGCGACGGAATTGCTCTATTCCCGAAACGGAATGACTGCAACGCAGAAGTATGAAGCTATTCAAGCGATTTTCACGCAACTGACAGACCATGCAAAAACCGGATCTCGTCGCGGCCTTCGCTCATTTGGCGAGGTCATGGAAGACTGGGTTAGCGACCTTGAAAAGCGATTTGACCCATCAGGCGAACAACGAGGAATGAGCACAGGGATCTCATCGCTGGACAGGATGCTGTCACCGAAAGGTCTGGTGAAAGGCTCTCTGTTCGTCATTGGCGCTCGCCCTAAGATGGGGAAAACGACGCTATACAGCCAGATGGCAATCAACTGCGCAGTGCATGAGAAAAAGCCTGCCCTGATGTTCAGCCTTGAAATGCCAGGTGACCAGATACTGGAAAAACTGGTAGGGCAGAAGTCAGGTGTTAACCCGAATATTTTTACCTTCCGGCGGCAAATGACGCTGATGACGGCTATCAGGGTGATTACGATGGTGACTTCAACAGGGCGATCGAAACAGCCAATCGCTTGAGTGAAATCGACCTGCTTTACATCGACGACACGCCGGGATTATCTCTGGCTCAAATCATCAGCGAAAGCCGTCGAATCAAGCGAGAAAAAGGATGTGTTGGCATGATTCTGGTCGATTACCTGACACTAATGACCGCTGAAAAGGCCGATCGTAACGACCTTGCTTACGGCATGATTACTAAGGGACTGAAGAACCTTTCCAAAGAGCTTGATTGCGTTGTTGTGCTTCTGACGCAGCTTAACCGAGCACTGGAAAGCCGAACCAATAAACGCCCATTACCAAGCGACTCCCGAGATACAGGGCAGATTGAACAGGATTGCGATTATTGGGTTGGTATCCATCGTGAAGGTGCTTTTGATGACAGCGTTCCGCCTGGTGAAACCGAACTAATCCTTCGTCTAAATCGCCATGGACATACCGGCACGGTGTATTGCATTCAGGCAAATGGCGCTATTTATGACACAGACCAACAGTCTGCTGAAATGCGCCGCCGTGAACGCGAGGAACCGCAGTCCAAGAAGAAAGGAGGATTCTGATGAATAAAAAACAATTAGCCATTCTCGAAAAGGCATGGGATGCACAAATATCATACGCTTTGAAAGAACAGGTACTACCAATAATCCAGACCAAATCGAAAATAGCCAGGCAGTTATGCGATGACGGATTCCTGAACGAAGTTGAGATTACGCACCAGATGGTAACGTTCAAAGGGTATGAGATAAATCATCATGGTATAGCAGCGTATTGCTCCCATCTTCCTGATGACGTTGACATTGATGAATGGAAAGGAGATGAAGCAATGACCATCTACATCACTGAGCTTGTAACAGGCCTGCTGGTAATCGCAGG